TTAATATGTTTCCATCATGTTGTCTAAGAGAAGCTGCTTTCCAGTCACAAAGCATTTCAATGAGATCTACAAGATCCATATCTTTGATTCCATTCAAAAAATGCTCTGGATGATGACGATTATGAGCATAATGATGATCTAGAGCGGGTTTAAGTCCCTTGAGAAATTGTTCATATTCTGCACTTCCATAACTAACTGCTGCAAGTTTTGGAGTATATTCATCAAACAAAGGAAGTTCCGGATCTTCTAGCTTTGTATCATCATGACAGTTTGCCCGGTCTATGAGCTCCTTTATAATAAATGCCATGTACTTCGCGACCATTTGTTTATGCTCTAATGTTGCAGTTTCAGAACTCATACATCTACTCCTTCACTTCACTTACAGTAACTGTCTTAAACCCTTCTCCATGGAGTTCTATTCTAGTTTTAGACTTTCCTCTCAAGAACCATTCTAGAATTTTTCCTAAAATTTTATGTTTAGACATGAAAAGAAGCATTTTATAATAAACTCGAATAATTTTAAGAACTGCATTATAATCTTGAAGAGTGAGTAAAGATCTACCACATACAGGACAAGGCTTGTTTACCCAATTACTGTAATCTTCGAATGGAACATCTTCATCTCTATAATTACAATGTGGAGTATCACACTTAATACCCTTTATATTCAGACCAATTGATTCATCCATGTGTACATTATACTCCACTTAGTCGAGTCTCTATACTATACATCCCTCTCACCATCATAGATCCTATAACTCAATCCATTAAATTTTTCTCCATTCTTAATGTTTTTGAGTAATAATCCATATTCTTTTCTAGTACTCGTCAATTCTTTAATGCAATGGAAAATTTCTTCTGTCTCTATGCAGTATATTTTCTTTGATCTAGGATTATTTCTTCCACTTTTGCTAGCACTCAATTTTTCTTTGGTAGACTCAGAGAGCTTCAATCTACCAATAATATATCCTTCTGGAATTTGCTTAGATTCATGAATATATAGTTCTTTTTGTAAAAAATCATTATGATACCAATGACTTTCTTGGCATCTTTTTTGAGCACAGAGTTTGAAATTTTCAAGTCCTTTTTCAGACATAGTATGTTTCATACCCTTCATGTTTTGAGACATTTTCAACTTAGTTTCTTCAGTGTGTTTATGTCCAAAAAACGATCCCTCTGTTCCATAAAATGGATGATTTTCTCCTCTAAATTTTTCACTTTGCTTTCTTTTTCTTTCTGGATCACTCCAAGCTTTTCTAATTGCTTCATTTCTTTTCAAGAGATCTTCTCTTATTAAAGATCCTCCATTGCCACCATGGGTTCTGTTGTATCCAAAATCTACACTATCACTGTTAAACGCAGAAATATAGTATATTTCTGCTTCGTCCAAAATAATATTTTTTTCTTCTATTGACAGATGATCTATATCACTGAATGTGTGTTCTATTTGAAACTCAAAACTATCTATCCCATATTTTCTGAATGCGTTTGGCAGAAAGTTTTTATTAGATTCATTTTTCATCGAATCTAAATGTTCTCTCCATCTTCTTGAGATATCTATAGTTTTTCCAATATACTTTTTGCCATCGATTTTGTTAGTTATACTGTATATTCCAATGATTGGAACCACACTCCAGTTCTTCTTTCTTTTCATCATGTATAAAATTATGCACTATTCTTCATAATCTCTTACACATACGAATGTTGGGAATCGAAGAGAAGTGCTTCCCTTTTGATCATGAGTTACTTCAAAATATTTTACTGTGATATATTTCCCCACAATGTTTTGGGGATTTTTATACCACAGTACTCGCTGTTCTTGAGAAAGTCCAGACCCTACATTCACCTCAAATCCTTTATAATCTACTACAAATGCACTAAGTAGTTCTTTTTCAACATCAATACCATTTTCAATGACACGGATTGGACCATTGATTGTCCTAATAACTTTCATCTCTTCTGTTTCGAACTCTTTTACTTTTAGCATATTGTCTGAACGTTTGCCTTCATATCCTACGTTCTTGCGGATTATAAGACCTTCCCATGCCCCCGCAATAGCTTGTGCTCGAAGATCTTCAAAGTGTTCTGTAGATTTAATCTTCCACTGCTCTACTAGATCTAGAGTAGCATTAACACCCTTCAATATTACTGTTTTGAGATTCATATATCTGTCCCAAAACACGATATCTCCACTCTGCTTATCAAAATCTGCTGCAGACATAAGATCAAATATCTTATACTTTGGGTGTTCTATATTGTAGTCTTTTCGCTTGATAAGCTTGATGATACCATCAAATGATTCATTACCATTATCATCAACTAGACAAATTTCTCCATCAAAAACTATATTTTCAAGACAAAGAGCTTCTACATCGTTTCTGACCTTTTCAAGAGTGAAGAATTCCTTACCTTTCCTGGAAAAGAATCGAGCTTTACCCTTCGAATCTACACGGCATATACAACGACATCCATCTAGTTTGCGAGATGCTACCCATATCTCCTTATCAAAGAAGACCTTCTTAGCTCGGTCTTGATATTTGTTAGCAAGAGCTACATCAAAGGTTGGTATACATCCTGGGAAAGTCTTGTTTATGAGAGTTGAATCTAACCGAGTCTTGAGATTCTTATCAAGGATTCTATAAATAACCTCTTCAAACTGAGAGTTAGCATCTACAAACTTCTGAACTGAAGTGAGAGCTGCATGCCCCGTAATATCTCTGTTAGCTAGAGCATCTAGAAGAGAGTATATATCTGGATAACTTGTGCCGAGATTTATGTCAATATCTCTTCGCTTCTTAATGTTTTCTGAAGTGACAGAGAATTGAATCATTTCATCATAGACATATCGAAACATCTTTTGAAGTCCGGAGTATTTCTTAAGGACTTCCTTCTTTTCGTTTGTGAGATTGGATTTATTTACTTCATCAATAAAATCTTGTAGCATCTGTAAATCGTTCATTTGTGCTCCCATATAAACATTATACATCAATGAATGAAAGCTCTAAAATGTTATTTTGATTCTTCGTACAGCGAGTCAATTATTTGTCTAGCATACATTAACTGTGTTTCATCATTTTGAGGTAGGGTTTTAAGAACCATTTCTGTTAAAGCTTCTTTTGAAATTCCAGTTGTTTTGAAGAATTCCATTTGCTTCTTAAGAACATCGTATGCTCCTATTGAATCAAATAAATTTTTAACTATATTTTCTTCTTTTATTGGTTGTTCATATTCTTTGAATAGAGTTTTGAATAGAGTTTCTGGAATATCTAAGGGCTCTCCATCAACTACAATCATATAGTTTTTTGTAGATTTATCAAATAATGGTACTTGAGGACCCAAGTTTTTAACGACGTACCTTACTACTTCTCTTTCCATTTTTTTTGTCCTTAGTTCTATTAATCTGAGGTTTTGTAGGTGCAGGGAATATTCCCACCGGCATCTTTTTCTCTGTAGACTTTGAAGCTACAGATAGAATGATTAATTCATTTTCTATCCATATCTTATAATCTTTTATCTCTAGAGGAGTTATCGCTTGTTCTATCAGTGTTTTATATTCTTCTATGTTTGGTAATCTAAAGCATGGATAGAAGACGTATTTGATTGTATTGGGAGTCTCATGAAGCTCTATCTCTGGACCATATAGTCTCATTGCTTCTAATATTAAGCCCTCTAGTTGTGGAAGTATTAAGTGTTTGTAGCTCAATGTATCCCTTTATAAAACTGGGGAGCCTAAGCTCCCCAAATTTCATCTTTTGTTCTTTATTTGAGACTGAAGATCTTCTAAATTGATTTTCTTCTTTGATTCTGGAGAGTCTGGAGCTGGAGAGTTTTTTTTGCTAAAAACTCTCTTTATTTTTTTCTCCATCTCATCTTTATTTTCTCCGGAGTGTGGAGATGATTCTTCTCCTTGAGCGGGAAGCTTATCGACATTAGTAAGCATTGATCTAAACATAGTGCATTGCTCTAGAGTCTTGAATTCAAGACTTAGCAAATTAGAATCTACAATAATGTCAAAAAATGTCTTTTTACCCACAGTTGTTACAGGACCAATATAACTTAATGATCCAGCTTTAATCCATCTCTCATCCCCACTTGAATCAATTACTCTCCACACTGAAGTGTCTTTTTTGTCTCTTGATTCAAGTATTTTTTTTGATTCCATGATAGTATCTGAGTAAAGCTCTCGTAGAGCTTTATCTACAACTTTCACGGCATCAATTTCTCTAGCGAGTATTTCTAAATCTTTTTGAATTTGTTTGATTTTGTTCCCGCTAAAGAATCTAGAGAAAAAACCCATTGTTTACACCTCTCTCCAAGACTTAGAACCTGAATTAGTAACAAGAGTGCTGGGATCAGCAGCTGGAACTTGATCGAGAGTCTTGCTGAAAAACATTGGAACTACTAGAGTGAATACTGCAAGGAGTGATCCTGGCATCCAACTCTGGTACCAAGACATTGTTGTAAATGGTCCACCAGTTGCAAACACCCACACAGCATACGCCAATGTAGAAAGAACAACTTGCAATACATTCTTTACCTTAACTACTTGTGATAAATAAAGTGGTGTTAGAACAAAGCATAGACCAGCCACTATGAACTGAGCTATTGGCTCTTTGGGAAGAAATGCTCCAATTGTTAGATATAGAGCAATAATTTCGGCAGGAATCAGCTTTACCAACTTCTGCAAGTATGCAGAAGCATCTGGAGCTCCAACTGGAGCAGTTTTAATATCAGACATGTATTCAACCTCCTTAAGGTTAATTTTCTATAATAATGCCCTTCTGATCAACAGAAGTAGCTTTATATTTGTTTTTCAAATCTTTACACATTTTTTCAAAGACTTCAGGTTGCTCTGACTCAACTTTTGGATACATCATCCGGATGTATTTTCTTACTTCTCTAGCTATTTTTCCTCTCATATAATAATCTCCATAGTTTTAATTATGCATTTCATCATTAAGTTTTTTAGATAATTCTCTTAAATCAGTTTTTGAATTCAAAAGAGGTTTCCCATTCGGTCCCATAATAGGTTTTCCAGTAGCATCAAGTTTTGGAGATCCCCTTACCGCAACATTCTGTTGTCCGGGAGTTGTGGGCATCTGTGGAGTTCCGGGAAGACCTGGCTTTCCAACAACTCCAGGAACTTGTGGCTTTAAAGCTGAACCTATTCCCAAGGGATTTTGCTGCACTGGTTGTTTTGCTTGATATTGGCCAGACGGAGCTTGAGGAGCCCCGGGTTTTGCTGGAATTTGTTGAGCTGGAGTTCCAATTGCTCCAGGAGTTGGAGCTACTGGAGCTGGCTGACCATTTACGGATTGTCCTGCAGGATTTGGAGCTGCGGCTGCCAACATATCTCCAATAGCTTTCTGTGCCTTTGGATCTTTTTGAACAGCCTGAGCAAAAGCTTTTCCCTGCTTAGCTGCGTCAGCTGGATTTAGATTCGCAGCTTCCTCTATATCATTCCACTCTGAACTTAAATCAGATAAAAAATTATCAACAGTTTTTTCAATCATTTTATCACCTCTGTTATATTATCTTAAGTGTAAATATAAAATTATGCATGTGATGTACATGTATTTTTATATAAGATATTATATAATGATAAATATATTAAAAGTCTTAAACATTAAAAATATCAATAACAATGGAATAATGTATATTTCAAAATATGAGGGTGAATTACTACTAGAAAACAATATTTCCATTCCTATTTTATTTGAAATTGAACATACAGCTATTGGTAGAATATATAGAACCAACTTAGATTTGATTGAATCTGAAGTGGCTAGACAATTTGTAGAAATAATCAAACCAATGAAATTGTAAAAACAGTCATTATCACATTTTCTAAATCAACTAATTCTACTCCAGAATCATCACGATATGGTAAGTTTCCATCATTAAAATCGGCTTGTAGATGCTCCCATGCATTTTCGTTGACAACTTTAAGTTCTTTCATCGCTTGAAGGATAATTTTCGCTATTTCTATATTCTGAAGATTGGGATCAACTCTGAAAGATGTAGGCTGATCTCCAAATTGATCTTTCCATGCTTCATCTTCATCCCAATCTTCATCATCTTCTGGTGGATCAATATAACTCATGGGATCACTTATATAATATGTTTCATATCCACAAAATGGACACAGCATCTGTCCATCAAAACTCCAATCTTGATGTGCGTGAGGAGTATATACGAGATTTCCTCCATTATCTTCCCATCTTAATATTTCATTTTGACAGTGAGGACATGTTTCCCAATCATTCGAGCTGCTCATACACTTATCTTACTACATTAGAGACAATTTTCCAGTTATTGGATCAATTCTTTCTGAAGTATCTGGACCAATAGCCAATACAGTGTATGTCTTAACACCATGAAATTCAGTTACTCCGTTGTCTAATATCAAAGCATTTGGAATATTAGCTTCATCAGCTTGTTGTTTGAGATCAAATAATTCTTGCTCACTATTGCAACTTACCACTATCTTAGTAAATCCAGGCTTTCCTTCTTCCCAATTGAGCCATTCGAGCATAGCTGGAGTGAAATTTGAATTTATTGTCTGATGAAATTTTATTGGTTGACTGTCTGTGTAAGAAGAAATCACTTTCATTCTATCTAAAAATACTTTCATAGAAGCATGAGAACATTGAGCCGCAATTTTTCCGGTGCGGCACTTAAGATCTTTTCTCCAAATTAAAACTTGCTTAATCATATTATACCCTCTCTATAAAAACTTCGAAGTGATCTTTATCAAACAATTTCCATGCTCTCATAAAACTAGAAAAATCTTTCACTTCCATCCATTC